CACAGGCTATGCACAGGGGTTTTTTGAACACGCAGGAGGGCGGTGGATGTTGAAACCCGAGGCGTTAACGATTTTGATCGATACAAGAGAGCAGAAACCGGCGGTGCTGAAACTTTCCAATGATGGTCGAGAATTAAGCTCACGGCGGTGTTCATTATACTCTGGGGATTACTCAGTGAAGGGACTGGAGAGGCAGGTGGCGATAGAACGCAAGAGTCTGCCGGACTTGATGGGTTGCATAGGCAGGGATCGTGACAGGTTCGAGAGGGAGCTTGTTAGACTCCGGGGGATCCCGACTAGGGCTATTGTGGTCGAGGCTGAGTGGCAAGACATCGAAGAGGGCAACTATAGGAGCAAAGTGGATCCTAATGCTGCGATAGGAAGCCTAATGGGGTGGATTGCTAGCGGTGTGCCGGTTGTGATGGCTGGGAACGCAGAGAGGGCGGGTGTGTTCATTGCGAGGATGTTGTACATTACAGCGCGAAGGCGGTACAACGAGCTGAAAGGTTTAGTTTGAAACGGTATTATGGTCGAAAGTCTTGGGTTCCTAAGCGTTGCCCTGATTGTGGCGCTGTTGGTGTTGATGTTTCGAATGGGTATGAAGTCACAAGCATGGAACAAGCTTTAAAGGTTTGTTATGCGAGTTATACAATTAGCGTGGATAAACACCCTTTTTGGAGAGTCCCCCGCTGGTTTGGTGATTGCGGCGATTGTAGAATGAGGGAGCAAGTTTATAATTCTAATTCGCTCCTGAGTCGTTTAGCTCCGAAAAAACAAAAGCTGGGTTATCAAGTTAGGCTTTCTTTGGGTTAGTGGTGGCTATGATAGAATCTGGTAAGAAACCCTAACAAAGGGACTTATCATGAAGAACTGTTATTATTGCCTTGCTATCGACTACTTGACCAGATTTAATGAGCGTTATGTATGTGAGAAGTGCATGATTTTTGTGGATTTCGAGGAGTTTGAAGAATGCCATACGGAAAGCCCAAGCCCAAGCCAAAGCCTAGGCCTAGACCCCGACCCAAGGGAAGAGGGTGATTGATGGCCCTTGATCCAGGTACAACCAAGATTGATTTCTACAAGGTGAACGACCCCGTTCATGTGACAGTGCAGCCACACAGGCAGAAGGCTATATTGGCCTGTGTGTACCACGATCTAAGCTTAAAGCCTCATATCGAAATTATCGAAGCCGCTCCAGGTGAGTTCAAGATAACATGCAGGAAAAGAGACAACCCCCGCAGGGTCTGGTTTGAGACTGAATGTTTGCAAAGTTTCAGGCCGAAGCATGTTAACAAGAGCAGGTGGAAGCGATGATAGTCCGTAACATCCCAGAAGAAGAGTTCAATTATACCTATCAGACTTTACCTGCTAAAGGTGAGTCGTGGGTGGTAGAGACTAGAACCGGCCCAGGCGAGGGCGTGGACTCCGAAGCGTACCCCGAAATAGCCCAAGCTCTACAGGAACACAACAGCACAGAACGGATGGAAGAAAAGCCGAGCGAGTGGGATAGCTATATGTCTAAAGGTTATTACATTGGTGGCTGTATATGAGTAACGAAGAGCTGACGAAGTTGATAGAGAAAGCCAGTTGGTCGGGATGGCCTAGGCATGAGGCCGCAAAGCTTGTTATAAGGCTATGCGAGGAGCTCAAGAAAGAGAAAGAGACCAACAGACTGTTATTGGATGCGGTTAGGCACCCGATTAAAAGCTCATTAGGAGTTGATTAATGGAGTCTAACCAAACGGTATGTCATCCATGGGATCATAGGCCGGTTGCTGCTGAGGCTGCGACTGAGATTGGTTTTGAGGAGTTCCCATTTGATGGGATTGACCTTGATAGTTATTCGGTTGAGTCCCCTTCTGAGTCGGTGGAGATAGGAACGTTACAACTTGTGCCTGTATCTTTGTTGAATAGCGTTTTTCGCCGTTCTTCTCGAATGTGTCAGTCTTTATCTTACCTTCCACATAAACCTTTGAGCCTTTCTTGAGGTATCTGGAGCAGTTTTCGGCTTGAGCTCCCCAAACGTTGACGTTATGCCATTCGGTTTGTTCCTGCTTCTGTCCGTTCTTGTCTTTCCATGCCTCAGTTGTCGCGACTGTGAAGTTTGCAAAGGCTTTTTGACTTTGGGTATACTTCAACTCTAAATCTTTACCAACGAAACCGATTATCATGCATTTATTAAGCGAACTCATTGAAACTCCTTTGGCGAAGGCCATATTAATGTTTATGACATCCTATCTAGTGACGGTAACAGTAATTAAAATAGGTTTGTATTTCCATGGCAAAAAGCAACAATAGAAAACGCGTTTCTGACCTTCTCAGAAGGTTTTGTAAGGAAAGTAAGGCCGATTTTAATCAGTGTATGGCTGTTTATGATGGTTTGACGATTGAGGATAGAATAAAACATTTATTCGGTGTTAAGCGTTGGTTAGAACAGCGCGCAGAATACAAGAGGCAACAGAACATAATAGACAAGAAAGTTAAGAGGGGGCTTTTAATTGTCGGAGACGAAAAAGAAAAAGAAAAAGAAGAAAGGTCCTATTAAGCGTAAGACTCCCCCACCTGATAAAATGCCCATTGATTTCATTGTCCATCCTGTTGACCCGAGTATTCCGTTAGAAGAGCGGGACATCATGCAAATGCTCCCTAGCGAGAGGGGTCCTGGTGGATGGAATCTATACAAGCCCGAATACTGTAAGCATTTAATGATTCATATGTCGCAGGGGTATTCTTTTTCATCGTTTGCAGGTCGTATACTTGTCAGCGAGGGATGTATAGACCATTGGGCTATTAACAAGCCAGAGTTTAGACAAGCGAAGCAGATCGGCAAAGCGCTACAGCGGATGTTTTACGAAAACAAAGGCATGCAGAATCTAGGAAACAAAGAGTTTAACGGCCAGATCTGGAGGTTTTTAACCCAGCTTAATATCACCGAAGCTAGGTTTGAATCTAAGGTCAATGTAGAGGCCACGATTAAATCGGATGTTTCGAAAGTTAAGGAGATGAGTACTGAGGATCTGATAAAATTGGGCAAAGAGGCCATTAAATATATTGAGGCTGAGTCCGTTGGAAAATCAGATAAATTACTCACGAGCGGAACCGTCGTGGACGTTACTCCTAGAGAAACATGAATCTTCATGCCCTGGTTTTCATGTGTCAGCTCGTAAAAGCGGCATTTACACCCTGGCTATCTGTACGAAATGCCGTAAAACGCTACAGCGGTGGGTGTCTTCGCAAAATCACTTGAGGCTAATCAAATAAACTGCAAATATTTTATTTCAAGATTCATGAATCAAAAGAGGTAAAAAATGGCGGAATTAACTCCTGAAGTTCAAGCAGTGATGAACCAAGTAACACAAACCGCGCTACAGCAAGGCCAGCAAATCGGCTCTTTGGCTATGCAAAACGCTGTACAAGTTCAGCAACTAGGACAGATTGCAGCTATGCAGCTTCTCACTGGTGGAATGCAGGTAGGCCAGTCTTATCAAGGAAACCACTTACGCCGAGGCTCTGAGGTAGATGGACAGGAAGCTAGCGCAGAGGGCAAAGTATTAAGTGATAGCGCTGCTGCTACATTCCCACGCGAATCTGGTCAGCTCGATAGTCTTTATCACAAGGATGTCATGAAAGGCGTTGTGGACAGTGCAGTAAGCCAGATTCTAGCTAAACTGGCTCAAACCACCCCAATGCAAACGGGAGCACATGCAGCACAGGCCCCCGCTGATAGAGCTGGTGATAAGTAAGCCGAAAGGTTGACATTGCTTTTCGATTACGCTACTTTAGAAAAGTTCGCTGGAAAACCATTCGAAGGTTTGGTGACGATGGGAAAAGGAACCGAGGTGTAAAAACCGAGGGAAATAGAACCGGAGGTTGATCTAAACTGGAGAGGAAAACCGAAAGCGGACTCTTTTTTTTTGCTCCGAGATATTATGAGCCCCTCCCTAGACATTCGTCAGATGCAAGAAACAGATAAGCCGCTCGTTTATAGCTCTTGGCTTAGAAGTTTTAGAGAAGTTTCTACAAGCATTCCAAAAGAGATTTATTTTAAAAATCAGACTAAGCTAATTGATAAAATCTTTAAATGTTCTACGGTCTGGGTGGCTTGTAATTCAGAAGATTCGGAACAGCTTTTCGGTTATGTGGTACACCAACTAGCTCCTGGTGATATATCTGTGGTTCATTATATTTATGTAAAGCATCCCTATAGGCGCTTTGGAATTGGTAGCTCACTTATGAAGCCGTTTATTGGGAATGATTTACCGAATATAATAACCCATAACGGGAGAAGCTTACCGGAGGTTGTAGACAAGTGGAACCTTGTCTATGATCCCTATTTTTTGTTGAGGTTGTAATGGAAGATTTCGAAACAGTCCGGCTTGCCTATGCTGCTAAGTGTGGACCTAAAGAGGGTGACGTTTTTAAGAACAATGATGATCGAGGCTCTTACAAGGTGAACTTGTGTGCTGTTCGTGTTCCTGTTCTTAATGCTTCCGCTGGTGAAACGATGGACATTCCTATCATGAGGATTAAATGTAGGAAGTCAGGCCAGACGGTTTTTAGTTCGTTGGCTAATACAGCTTATTGGACGATGCCGAAAGGTCATGAATGGGAGACTATGGAAGAGGCTGAGGTTGTGCCTATGGTTCCCGAAAGAGAGGAAGAGGTGAAACCTAAGACAAAACGCAAGAAACCCGAGGGCTTTGGCGAGTTTTGAAATTCCTCAATCTGGAACACGCGAAAGCTTTAGCAGATGAGTTTAGGAAAGAAATTGAGCGAAGGCATAGCAAGGGTGTTTCCTTCGATGATTCGTCATTTCCTAAGCAATCAGCGTTTATCAAGGATGATAACACGCTGCAAGCGGTCCAGTGTTCGAGACGAGCGGGAAAATCCTTCGGGATCGCAAAAAAGCAGCTCAAGGAGTGTCTCAGGTTTCCAGGGTCCGCCCAACTGTACATAGGCTTAACGCTTGGTACAGCAAGAAATATCATGTGGAATCCAATTCTCAAGAAGATCAATGCAGATTTAAACCTTGGTGCTAGGTTCAATGAGGCTAGGCTTGAGGTTTTATTTCCGAATGGGAGCGAGGTTAAGCTTGGTGGTGCTGATGCCGACGCTGCCCAGATGGAGAAGTTTCTAGGGGGTTCTTATCGGTCTTGTGTCATTGACGAAGCTGGTTCATTTCGGCAAGACCTAACCCAGATGGTTTATGAAATGCTTTTGCCCGCTGTGGCTGATTGGGATGGATGGATTGCCCTAACTGGTACGCCTACGGAGATCACCAGGGGGTTATTCTATGATGTAAGCAACAATCCACCAGATGGGTGGACTTTGCACAAGTGGAACACCTACGAAAACCCATATATGAAAGATAAATGGGCAAAGCAGGTGGAAATGTTAAAAAAGACCAATCCCAGAATAGAAGAAACTCCAGCCTTTCGGCGAATGTACTTAAATGAGTGGGTAATTGACCACGATTCGCTATGCTACAAATACGATTACAGAAGAAACGACATTGAAGAGCTTCCGCATAAAGATCCGCTTACTTACGTTTTAGGTGTGGATCTTGGTTTTAATGACGCTTCGGCTTTTACGGTAATGGGCTATGGAGAGTATGATCCTAGCTGTTATGTGGTCGATACTTACAAGCGTTCTGGCATGATAATCTCGGAAGTGGCTGACAGGATTAAACATATTATGAAAAAATATGATCCTGTTGCTATAGTGATCGATAACGCAAGCAAGCAAGCGGTGGAAGAACTTAAGCAAAAGTTTACCATCCCTTTGATTGCGGCGGAGAAGCAAGGTAAGGCCGAATTTATCGAGATCATGAACAGTGATTTCATTTTGGGAAATATCAAGCTACTTCCCAATACTGAGGCTTTGAAAGATGAGTACGGCGGGCTTATTTGGGATAAGGACAAGCTGCCTAAGCGGTTAGAGCACCCAAGCTGCGAAAACCATCTAGCCGACAGTACGCTTTACGCTTTTAGATACTGTTACCAATATCGGCATGAAAAAAGGCCAGAGGTTCCGACCGAAGAAGACAAGATTGATGCTTGGTTTGATGAGCAGGCCGAGCTGATGGAAGAAGACGACAATAAAGAATGGTGGGAAAAATGAGCGCTAAAGCTTTGCGGGATGTGGCCGAGATCATGAAAGAGTTTGGCCTGATTGAGGCGAGAGTCGGTGATATTTATGCTAAAATGGCTGAAGAAGAAGAGCCATTATCTGAGGAAGCGATTAAGCATTTAGAGGCTTTGAACAACCCTCCTTCAGATGAAGAACTTATGTTTGATCCTTACGTAGGGTTGCCTAACCCTGAAATGCGAAAAGGGGATTTAGATGAGTAGCACAATCACTGGTGCGCCTACGATTTATGTTAATCAGAATTTAGAAAAACGTAAAGCGAAGCACAAATGGTGGGACGAGGAAGAAAACGTCTATAACCATGTTTGGGATCTTTACGACAGGATGAAGCAGCACCAAGAGTTTAGATCTGTTAACAACCTTCGTTACGCTCGTTTATATAGTAACCTGCAGTTGATTGGGCTAAAAGCTGGTCAGTATGCAAGGGTTACAGATCCTTTGGCCTACCAAAAGTCTCGTGTTACCTACAATGTTATAAAAAGCTGTGTGGATGCAGCAACGGCCAAGATAGCTCAGAACAAGCCAAGGCCGGTGTATTCAACGGAAAACGGTTCTACCGATCAGCAGTTTAGAGCTAAGCGGATGAATCAGTTTATCCTTGGGATGTTTGAGCAGATAGGGACGGGGACGGGTGAAGATCGGTCAATGTATGGCCTTGCCCGTCAGTGTTTTAGGGATAGTTGCGTCTTTGGCACTGGTGCCGTTAATTTCTTCGATCATGAGGACCAGGTCAAAGCTGAAAGAAATATTTGCGAGGAGATCCTTGTTGATGAGACCGAGGGTATGTATCGCAAGCCAAGACAGCTTCACCGTATTAGATACGTAGCTAGGGAAATTCTCCTAGATCTATATCCCAAGAAGGCGCAAAAGATTAGAGAGCTTCCGGCTGTTGATGAGTCGGTGGGGATTTTTGAAACCACAGCCGACATGGTGGAGGTTTTAGAGTCTTGGCATTTGGCAAGTGGTCCGACTGCTGGTGATGGCAAGCATCTTATTTCTGTTAGAAACTGTGATTTATCTCCGATTGATGATTACGAAGATGATTTCTTCCCGTTTTTATTCATGCGTTGGAATCCGAGGCTTTTAGGATTCTATGGCATGGGCTTAGCTGAAGAGCTTTTGGGTATTCAGTTAGAGATTAATCATCTATTGAGAAATATTCAGATTGCACAACACCTAATGGCTGTTCCTCAAGTCTGGCTTGAGTATCAAGCAAAGACAGTTAAGAAAAAGATCAATAACGCTATTGGTGGCGTTAAATATTATACTGGTAGACCTCCAATTTTTATGACTCCGCAAGCTATGAATGGAGAAGTTTACCAGCATCTTGAAAGGCTTTATCAAAGAGCTTACGAGCTGACTGGTATCAGCATGTTAACGGCAACTTCTCAGAAGCCAGCGGGCTTGAATAGTGCTGTTGCTCTACGAGAGTACAAAGACACAGAAACAGAGCGTTTTAGTGTTCAAGAAAACATGTATGAGGATTGGTTTATTGAAGCCGCTGAGATGATCCGCAAGCGCTGTCGTAAGCTTGTTAAGGAAGGCAAAGATCCCATTGTGAAGTTCAAAGATGGAACTTCTATGAAAACTCTTAGGTTTTCCGATGTGGATGTGGAAGACTCCAAGCTTGTAGTAGCTCCAAGACCTTCTCAGTTATTGCCGAAAGAGCCAGCGGGTAAACTTGCATTTGCTAGCGAGCTTATTGAGGCTGGTCTATTCGATCAGGATGAAGCTAGGGAGCTTTTAGACTTCCCAGATACTGTGAAGATGAACAATCTGAAGCTTGCCCATAGAAGAGTTATCGAGAGGATTGTTGAGAATATGCTTAGGGATAACAAATATATTGTCCCAGAGCCTTTCTTGAACCTAGATTACGCAAGGCAGCATGCGCAGGCTGTTTATGCAGCAGGCAAGATGGATGAGATGGAAGAGGATCGTTTAGAGCTTCTAAGGCGTTTTATGTCTGATGTGGATCAGTTAATAATTCGTCGAGATGCTGAGGTCCAGAGGAGAATGCAGGAAGAGCAGATGCGCCAGCAGCAAGAACAGCAGGCAGCTCAAGCACCAGCAGAGCCGCCGG